CTTTGAGATTAACTCAGCCCCAGTGTAGAATGCACATAATGGTGCGCTATAGTACCAATCATCAGAGTATTTAAACTGGTAATTTGATAGAGTGTCGCAGAAAGATGCACCACCTTGGTATATGGCAGCTTGAGTAGATGTATAATCGGTCGAGGCCAAACCCCAAGCACTCGCAACACCTGTAGGAACTTCGGTGACGATGTACGTCTTTCCGGCAAATAATGAATAGATAACCCAAATTACAATACCGATACTGAAAAAACTGTGTAATGCTGCCAATCTCCAATCACGTATAACAACCGCTTTATTGGCGGTAAACGATAGATTGACGATATTACTGCGCATCCATTTCCAAATTGGGTTTATGTGAGCTGGGGTATAAGTCATATAATAAGTTAGGTTATTTTTACAAGTATATGTATCTACGAGCTCTCTAATTCCACATCGGATACTTCTTCATCGCTTGCAACTTCAAATTGCACGTGATCAAGATCGGGACAACACTGCGCAAACCCATCATATGTAACTAAACACGATCGGCAGTGATACCAAATCATCTTAATTATATTTGATGAAACAGTTACTTAAGTGTTTCGTGTGTGTAGTTTATAAAATGGATACCGAATTCGAAAAAGTTATCGCGGACCTGCGCAACCTTCGCGAAGATGTCAAAGAGACTACCGAAGATTACGAGCTTGAACTGGAAGTGTATCGTTCAGATATGCGACAGCATTTTTATGTAAAAGTTGTATTGGGGCTTTCAATGTTCATTAACGGCTTACTTGTAGGGCATTTCGCTATGAGCGAGTCGTTAATGGAGGATGTGTAGAACGTCACACAGTTTTAACCGATATAAAGAGTTATATCGTAACAAGTATATATGAAGCTTCTCATCAAACGCCTCTCTAACAATGCCATTATTCCCACGCGAGCCTCGCCCGGTTCGGTTGGATATGACCTGTACAGTACCATTGACATGTATATCCCACCGATGGAACGTGGTATCGTGAACACGGGTATCGCTGCTACCATCCCAATTGGTGTGTACGGTCGTATCGCACCTCGTTCTGGTCTCGCCGTGAAACATGGAATTCAAACGGGAGCCGGTGTTATTGACCCCGATTATACCGGTGAATTGAAGGTTATCTTATTTAATCAAGGAGGGGAAAAGTTCGAGATTAAACAAGGGGATCGAATTGCCCAACTTATTTTAGAAAAATGTGAAACCCCTCCTATTGAAGAGGTCACGACTATTGAAGATACCGAACGTGGTACACGCGGTTTTGGTTCTTCTGGATAAATTTAATTCGCAAACGCAACACCACCCATACCATCCTTAATTCTCAGGATGTTATAGTTGACTGCGTAAGTTCGAACAATCTCACCGCCCCTGTTTGTCGTGCCATTAAGAACTAACTTGGCGTTATCAATGCGTGAGAAGTTTAGCGAGCCTGTAGGTTGAGACTTGTTCATTGTAAGGCAGAATGGCCATGTAAATGTAGATGTGGTGCTTAATACATTAGGGGCAAGTACTGAGCAGTGCATTTCAGGGACCACGTTATGGTGATACGTCGCAGATGTATTTTCGAAGAGGGGTGTCCCGTTGATATACAGGGTTGAATCGTCGAACGACCAGTTAGTTTTCCATGTAGTATTGTCAGCTATAGACGAAACAACGTGAATAGCCTTTACGGGGTGGTTGAAATATGTGAGATCGACATCAACATCAGTGGCGGTCATTGGCTGGTATTGGGTCTGCGTGATGAGAAGTTCATGTTCGTGGTTCACGACCATCTCCCTTTCCTCCGTATCCAGGTATACGTATGTACCAAACACCTTGGGTTGGGTAGCGAGTGTGAATGTACCCGAGCGACATTTAATGCGTAACTCCACCTGGTGGAATTGGAGGGCTGTAACTGGGAGTGCTTTTGTCCAATCCTCGCTGAAGAAGAAAGGGATCATGTAATGGTCGGCGTGTGTAGAAGCACCTATCGCATTTTCAGAAACTTCGTCGAGTGTCACCGCACAAGAAGCCTTAGCCTGGTCCTGTTTGTACAAAACATTGTGCACACCCTGGATGAAAAGAGAATCGAGTTTGGTTACTTCCTGTCCACCGATCCAAAGAGAAAATTCGGTCGTGGTTGACTCGTCCGCTTTAAAGAAACCGGTGTCACCACTGCGGGTCATCCCGATGTTTGGGTTTTCGACCCAGATGTAACTGAGAAGATCACCCTTCGTGCGTAGGGGGATAACAACTTCGTTGCCCGATCCGAATGTACCCACGTAGTCGAGACGTTCGGGTTTGATAGAAAAATTAGTATGACGTTTGTAATTCTGGTGAAAGAAAGATACTTGGGGGTCACCGGTGATGAATACATCCTGAGCACCCTTCGATACGAGATCTATCAACGCAGCAGACATTTATTAATAAACGATATTAAAATTTTAGCTCTATAACTTAGTAAGTAGGATGGTCCAATTTCAGGTTCTCACCTGGGACGCTCGCGACGAAGCTGAAGATCACATTATCCGTATTTTCGGTAAGACAATTAAAGGTGAATCCGTCTGTGTAACGACGAAATTTGTACCGTATTTCTTTGTGAAAGTGCCTGGTACCATGACACCGAACTCTGTCATTCAGTACGTTAAACGAACGTGTCCGGATATCGTTAACATGGATGTGGTGGAAGCGAAAGATATGGAGGGGTTCCAGAATGGGGAAAAGAGTTTCTTTCTACAAATTCATTGTAACAATCTTACCTCAAGGCGTCATATTAGTAATCGTTTACGTAAACACGTGACTGGAATGTCCCATAAATTAAAGTTATTCGAGGCGAATGTCGATCCTGTACTGCGCCTAATGCATCGCACCGGTATCCAGTCTACTGGGTGGGTGGATACGACTGATACATGTGATCGCGCGTACCATACAAAAGTTCAGATTGATTTACAATGTAACGATTGGACACGATTGAAACCATTGGAAACAACGGATATTGCACCGTTTGTGATCGCCTCACTTGATATCGAGTGTTATAGTTCTACCGGGAAGTTTCCTAGTCCGTCTGTATATGGTGATGCATGTTTTCAAATAGCTATTTCACTTGTACGCTTCGGAGAGGATGAACCGTATGACAAGACATGTTTATGTTATAAGGAGACTGATAAGAATATTGAAGGGAGTACTATCGTGAGTTATAGAAGCGAGCGTGATCTCCTGATGGGGTTTAGTGAATATCTCAACAATCATGACATAGATATTATAACGGGGTGGAATATTTTCGGGTTTGATTTAGAATATATCATGGAGCGTGGTATGATAAATAATTGCCCACTCTCATTTTATCGAATGAGTAAACTCAGGGATTACACGTGTACACTCACACGTAAAAAGTTATCCTCGAGTGCACTAGGGGATAATGAACTAAAACTTGTACCGATGCCTGGTCGATTTATTTTCGATCTTTTCCACGAGGTTAAACGTGAATATAAATTAGATTCGTATAAACTTAACAGCGTTTCCCAGATTTACCTGGGAGATCAAAAGATTGACATGGCTCCGAAAGAAATGTTTGCGCGATTTGTTCGAGAAGATCCGGTCGAGTTACGTGAGGTTGCAGAATATTGTATCAAGGATACACTACTTCCTCATAAACTGATAGCTAAACTGTCGACACTGATGAACCTATTGGAAATGGCAAAGGCAACGTGGGTTCCCTTGAGCTACTTAGTTGAACGGGGACAGCAAATCAAAGTGTTTAGTCAATTGACTAAAAAGGCACGTGAAATGGGGTTCAAGGTACCGGCGTATGAATACGGTCATGTCGACAATACCGGGTATATCGGAGCAACTGTCCTCGAAGCGCAGTCGGGTGCGTATTACACACCAATTACAGCCCTTGATTTTGAGGGTCTGTATCCATCTATCATGATGGCTCATAATCTTTGTTACTCGAGTCTTGTGAAAGATAAGAAATATGATAATATACCTGGTATCGAATATGAACGATTTGGCGAGCATACATTTGCTCAGAATGTGCCTAGTATTTTACCCAGTATTCTATCAGAATTGAAACAGTTTCGTAAACAGGCTAAGAAAGATATGGCACAATCAACCGGTGCGACAAAACAGATGTACAATGGTAAACAGCTTGCGTATAAAATTTCCATGAATTCCGTATACGGGTTCACCGGTGCCTCAAAGGGTATTCTACCGTGTGTCGCTATCGCATCTACGACTACCATGAAAGGTCGTGACATGATAGACGAGACCAAGACGTACGTTGAAAAGCATTATCCCGGGTCTAAGGTTAGATATGGTGACACTGACAGTGTTATGATTGAATTTGATGTTGGATCGCGTACCGGCAAAGATGCTATTGAGTACAGTTGGGAACTGGGTGAAAAGGCTGCCGGTGAGTGTACGAAATTATTTAAAGCTCCGAACAATCTCGAGCTCGAAAAGGTGTATTGTCCTTATTTTCTCTATTCAAAGAAACGGTACGCCGCTAAACTTTGGACAAAGGGTAAAGATGGAAACATGAACATGGATTATATAGATGTTAAGGGTTTGCAACTCGTGAGACGTGATAATACACCATACATGAGAGAAGTGTGTAAAGAACTCCTCGATGTGGTGTTAGATAGTAGTGATACGACAGCTCCTCAAGCACTCGCTCGAAAGCGTGCAGTTGAATTACTCGAGGGTGATGTTCCGAATGAAAAATTAATTTTAAGTCAGGGTCTTTCAGATTCCTATAAGGTAAAAGGTGAGAGTGTATCCGTGTTAAGTGAATATATCGTCGATATAAATCAGGCACATGTGCAAGTAGTCCGAAAAATGCGCGAAAGACAACCAGGCTCGGAGCCACA